ATCAGCTCCCGCACCGGGTTGGGGGGCCGGGGTATCCCCAGCTGCTCCTGGAACTCCGCCACCTGCCGGACGAAGGTCTCGGAGGCCTGGGTCACGGGGTCGTTAAGTAGGTCAATCTGCGTTGTTTTTGATGGCATTTAGTTAACCCTCTGCCCGGACGGCATCCGCCGCCCTCCGCCGGTGGGGGTGGAGAGGGCGGCGCCCAGAAGGTCGAGGCCTGACTGGCCCCGCGGGAACACCGACTCCCGGCCCGCCTGGCCGGCGACTCTTGCCTGCTGCACGTTTCGCTCCCCGGGCCGCTGTAGCTGCGGCATGCCGGGCATAAACCGGGACCCGGCGGCCTCGGCGCCGCCCGCGCCCCCCGGCCCGCCCAGGGTGGTGTCGGCGGCCTGGGCCCTCTGCTCGCCCAGCGCCAGCGCCTGCGCCACCTGCTCGGCCTGCTGGGGGCGGACCATCTCCAGGAGCTGCTCGGCCGCGATCTGGTTCTGCTCCTCCAGGGGGGAGGCTATCCCGGCGCGGCGCATGGCCTCGTACTGGGATATTATCCCGGCCTCTTTAAGCTGCCGGGCCAGAAGGGCCTCGCGCTCGCGCTCCTCGGGGGCCTCGGCCTTGAGGGCCACGGAGTTCTCGATAAATGACTTGATGTCGTCGGGCCCGATGGCCTGGTCGAAGCTGTGCACCGAGGAGCGGGCGTGGACCGTCACGCGGCCCCGGGCCTTGTTCTTGACCAGCTTGAGCATGTTCTGGTTGGCGGTCTCCATGCCCCGGGCCACGGCCTCGGCGTACTTGCCGAAGACCAGCCGTCCGGTGCCCGCCAGAACGGACACCGCGAAGCCGGAGGACACCCCGGAGGGCCGCAGGCCCCGCACCACGTTGGGGAAGGTCGCCTCCTCAATCATGGTCTGGACGTTCCCCAGCTGCTGGAGTATCTCCTGGGGGGGCATCGCCAGCGGGGAGGGGGTCACGTCCACGTTGGGGTACACAATGTTCTTGGAGGCGTACAGCTCGTAGGCGTCCGCCGTGGACTGCGCCGACGAGGCGGGCCCCTTGAAGTCCAGCGTCCTCCAGGCGTACTGCCGGAGGATGGACTCGAACTGGGTCACCAGCCGGGCCTCCGCGTCCAGGAGGTTGTACACCGGCTTTAGAATGGACTGGTAGCGCCGCTCGGGCGGGCCGACGTCGATGTCGATCCCCGTCCCGGGCGTGATGGGCACGTAGGGCATGAAGCCGTAGCCGTGCCGGTGGGGGCCCCACACCACGACGTCGTCTATGAGGCGCACGCACCAGGTGTCGTCCCAGTATTCCTTGAAGGTCACGGTGTCCACCGTGCCCGACAGGGGGGACCACTCGGGGTACAGCCGCTGGACGTCGTTGGCGTGGGCCTCGTAGTATTCGATGGCCCACTTCATCCCGGCCCGGGAGTCGTCCCACAGCAGGTTCCGGGGCGATATGGCGTCCACCACGAAGGGGAAGGTGATGGAGCGGGAGTCGAGGTGCTCGGCGAGGGCCTCTTTGTAGTCGGCCTCGTCGGGGTAGTCCTCCTCCCGTGGGGCCTCGGGCCACTTGTCGCCGTCCCACCAGGTCTTGAAGAAGCCGATGCCGTAGGCAACGGAGTGCTTCACGGCGGCCCGCTTTACGTGGTCGGGTATGTGGGCCCAGGCGCCCTGAAGGAACTTCTGAATCCGCTCGGCCCGTGCGTGGGCCCGCGGGGAGGGCGCCGGCACCGAGATGGCGGGGTTGGACACGTCGACGTGGTCCGCGGCCACCTGCACGATGGCGTAGGCGGTGGCGGGCCGTATTTCGTCGACGGGCATGTCCACCGGCACCGGGACCTCGCGCTCGCCGGATATGTACTCGTCGGCCAGGTCGGCGCCGTCCCGGAAGGACTTGAAGTACGCCCTGGAGGACTGGAACAGGTCCAGAATCCAGGCCGCCTCCGGGGGGGCGGGGTTTTCGGCCGTGTCGCCGGCCACCAGGGCGTTGCCCGTGCTGAAGTCTACGAGAACCATCTAAATAACCCCCGCTCTGTCCCAGCGCTCTTCCATCCGCCGTATTCGTCTTTCGTGCATCATACGTTGTCCCTTGCTCTTTGGCAAAACATGGCCGTTAAGCTCGGCCTGGGTGGGCAGGTAGCGCCCGGAGCTAAGCCGGCGCACCGGCCCCACGGGGGCGGCCTCCGAGCAGCCCGTCAGCGCCAGCGCCAGCGCGAAGACCTCGTCGTCGTGCTCGCCCGGCGGGGCCTGGGCCTTGATCAGGCCCGAGGCCATCCTTATGTGCTGGAAGGCCCGCAGCTGCCGCAGCAGCATGGGTATCGGGGGGAAGCCCAGCGAGGCCCTCTCTATTGCCACCTGGAGGCCCGCCAGAAGCTCCTCGCGGGTGTTTCGCATGATGGCGACCTCCTCAACGGGGAGGTTCTGGGCCGCGAGGTCCTGGGCCATGGCCTTGCCCATGCCGGTGGCGTCCACAATCAGGCGCTGAACGCCCCACTCGGTGCAGGTGGCGGTGATGTGCTGCTGCACCTGCGGCCAGGACTCTGAGTCCCAGAAGCGGTGGAACACCACCCGGCGGGTGTCGGAGTCCATGATAATCAGGACCGTGAAGTCCCGCGACACGCCCAGGTCGAGGCCGGCCACGTAGTTCTTTCCCACCAGGGGGTCCTCCAGCAGGTCCCCGGACACGCAGCCCTCCACGCCCTTGAAGAAGCCCGCCGACAGCGAGAACTTCGCCAGGTACATCCGCTCCCAGGCGGAGCGGGTAAGTATCTCCCGGTCGGTCTCCACCTCGGCCACGTCCTCCTCGTCCAGGAGGGGGTTGTCGTAGACCGTGAAGTGGAAGTAGGCGTGGCCCTTGGTGGCCGCACGCTCGGCGGCGGCGCAGCCCCGCCTAAACCAGTGCTCGGGGTACAGCGAGGGGATGCCCTCGTATATCGCCCGGCCCAGGCGGCCCGGCTGCCGGAGGGTGGGCCGCAGCTTCTCGGCGGCGGCCTCGGGGACGTCCTGCGCCTCCGAGACCCACAGAAAGTCCAGGCCCACGGTCTGAAGGGAGCCCGGGTTGTCGGCGGACTTTAGCTCAATCAGGCCCCACACCTCGTCGGTCGGGCCGTTGAGGCGTATCTGCTTGTCGGCGATCATGACCTCCCTAACCATGGCCGGCGGCAGGAGGGACAGCATCTCGTTCCAGGCCTGCTGCCCCTGGGGGTAGGAGGGGACCACCACCCAGGCGTGGAAGCCGGGCGGCACCAGCTGGTAGCGGTTTATGACCGTCGTGGTGCGCTCCAGGGAGGACTGGTAGGCCCGCAGCATCTCCCCCAGGGCGCCCCGGGACTTCCCCCACCTCCGGGCGGCCTCCAGCCACTTCTCCTTGGCGTTCCACGCGTGAATCTTGGCCTGCCCCTCGTGGGGGCGGTACATCCTTACAATGCTCTCGTGCGCCGTCGTCATGGGCACCTCCTGGACTACGAAATAAACGAATTATACGAAATAAGGGGCCCCCTTGAGTTGGGCCGGCGCCTCAACTCAAATCAGTCACGCAGCCCCCGCTGCCTCGGGCTCGGGCTCGTCAGCCGGGGGCTGCCTGCACTCCGGGCACAGCGCCGGCGGCCGTCCGTGGGCGCAGGTCTGGCCGTCGTAGTCGTCCACCCAGCCCGGCCTCCGGGGGTCGGTGAGGGACTCCATGCCCAGCAGGGCCTTCATGTCCGACGCCGTCAGGGAGGCGCCGTTGCCCCGGGCGGGGCGGCCGGCCCGGGAGGGGGCGCCGGGGGCGCCGGGCTCCTTCAGGTCCATTATGGCCTTGATAATCTTCAGGCGCTTGTCGAGGTCCTTGGGGAGGCCCCCCTCGGGGGCGGCCTGAAGCCTCAGAAGCTCGTAGCGGGCCTTGTCCTTCATGTAGGGCACGGGGGCGTCGGGGAGGCGGGACACGCGGTTGCGGACCTTGAGGGCGGCCTCGCGGAATATGGGGGAGGCCCCCGACCAGCGCCGCACGGTCGACATGGTGATCCCTATCTCCCGGGCCGCGGCGGCGTCCGTGTCGTGGAACTGACGGGCGTACAGGAAGGCCCTGGCGCCCACGTTCAGCTTCTTCCACTTCGGAAACTCCCGCAGAAAGTCCGCGTCCTCAAAGAAGTTGCCCAGATAGCCCGCCGCTATGGCCGGGTGGGCGTCCGAGGCCGGGCGGGCCCCCTTAACTGCCACGACTAAAT